TGCATAAATTTATTATAATAAATATTTATTAAAATAAGTTTTAAAAAAATTCATTATAGAGTATATATAAATGAATGTAAATGTAAATGATATATCTTGGAAAATAATAGATATGATGTTTAATGACAACAAACATTTTTTGGTATCACATCATATAGAATCATATAATGATTTTTTTAATAAAGGCTTAATGGAAATACTAAAAAACAAAAATCCTTTGAGGATTTACAGAGATCAAGATGAAATGAAATTATATAAACACAAGGCTGATTTATATATAGGCGGAAAAGATGGTAAAAAAATTTACTATGGTAAACCAGTAATAAATGATATAGATGAAAATAATAAACAAAGAGAACATTTTATGTATCCAAATGAAGCAAGATTGCGAAATATGACATATGCTTTTACTATACATTATGATGTAGAGATTGATTATACTATTTTAGTAGACAATAAAAGTGGAAATAAAGCATTAAGAGAAGAAGGGGATGAAAATGAAGGCATCCCATTAATGTATGATGTTCATAAAGAGACAGTAACATTAGAAAAAATATATTTAGGTAAATTTCCAATAATGTTACAATCGGATTTATGTTTATTAAATGGTTTAAGTAAGGAGGTTAGGTTTAATATGGGAGAATGTAAGAATGATCCAGGTGGATATTTTATAATAGATGGTAAGGAAAAAGCAATAATTAGTCAAGAAGGAAGAGCAGATAATATGTTATATGTAAGAGATAAAGTAAATGATATTTATAGTCATGCTGTTGAAATTCGATCAGTTTCAGAGGATACTTCAAAACCAATAAGAACATTATCAATAAGAATGGTAGCTCCTCAACCTAGTATGGATAATGGAAATATAGTAGTTAATGTTCCTAATGTAAGAAAGCCAGTTCCATTATTTATTTTAATGAGAGCTCTAGGTGTAATATCAGATAAAGAAATTATACAAACTTGTTTATTAGATATGGATTCTTATGAAGACTATATTGAATTATTTAGACCCAGTGTTCATGATGCAAATTATATATTTAGTCAAAGATCTGCACTAAAATATATAGCATTATTAACAAAATATAAAACAATAAGTTATGTAATGATGATATTATCGTCATTTTTACTTCCACATATAGGAGAATTAAATTTTAAACATAAGGCGTTATATATTGGATATATGGTAAAGCGGCTATTAGGTGTATATACTAATTCAGAAAGAAAAACAGATAGAGATAGTTATAGTTATAAGAGGATAGAAATAGCTGGCACTTTAATATATGGATTATTTCGTGAATATTATAAAAAGGAGTATGAAAAAATAAGATTAGAAATAGATTCAGAATATCATTATGAAGCTAATTATACAAAATATCAAGGAATTGAATTTAAAGAATTAATTTCTACTAATAGAAATAAAATTTTTGGCCATAAGATAGTAGAAGATGGGTTTAAAAAAGGCTTTAAGGGAAATTGGGGAGCAGATGCACATACTAAGAGGCTAGGATTAGTTCAAGATCTCAATAGGTTATCATTTTTTGGATTTTTATGTCAATTAAGAAAAACAAACTTACCTATGTCAGCAGATGCGGCTAAGATAGTAAATCCTAGATTACTACATGCTACTCAATGGGGATTATTATGTCCAGTTCATTCACCAGATGGAGGAAATGTAGGTCTTCATAATCATTTATCAACATCAACCATAATTACTAAGGGAAGTAGTAGTTTTCCTTATATAGAATTATTAAGAAAGTTAAATGTAAAGATGTTAGAAGAATGTAGCTTGCTTTATTTATCAGCAACTACTAAGGTATTTGTTAATGGAAATTGGATAGGTAATATAAGTGATCCTATAAAATTAAAAAATACATTAAAACTTTATAAATTAAATAGTTTGATTGATAGATATGTAAGTGTATCATTTAATACAAAAAGAAATGAAATTTTAGTATGCACTGATGCAGGAAGACCTATGAGACCTTTATATTATACTATGAATAATAATAGTATGTCATATGAAAGAGAGCATATAATAGATAAACTTATGAAAGGTAAATTAAAGTTTGAAGATTTATTAAAAGGAGGAGGAAATGAAAATAATAAAAACTTAGAAGTAAGTAGTAAAACAGATGATATGTTGTCAAAAGAAGCAGCTTTAATAGAATATGTAGATACATTAGAATGTGAAGGAAATATCATTGCTAAGTCAACATTAAAAAGAGAAGATTATATAAAAAATAAGATTACTCATCAGGAAATACATCCTTCGCTAGTATTAGGATTAATGGCAAATCAAATTATTTTTCCAGAAAATAATCCATATCCTAGAAATGCTTTCTCTTGTGGACAGGGAAAACAAGGCGTTTCTCTTTATCACTCAAATTTTAGAAATAGAATAGATAAAAGTTCTTTTGTATTAAATAGTGCTCAGATTCCTTTAACTAAAAGTAGATATTTAAAATACGCTACTAATGAAGAACACGGATATGGAGAAAATGCTATAGTAGCTATTATGTGTTATACGGGGTTTAATGTGGAAGATGCAGTAATAGTAAATGGAGGATCATTAGAAAGAGGATTATTCAGAACTACATATTATAATATGTATGAAGATCATGAAGAGTCATCAAAAGTAAAAAATACAAATGTAGATAGCGTATTTATGAATATAGAAGAAAACAATGTTATAGGATTAAAATCAGGATTTGACTATTCAAAATTAAATAAAAAGACAGGATTAATCAATGAGAATGAAGAAGTCAATGAAAAAACAATTATATTAGGGAAAGGAACAAAAATAATGGGAACTACTAATGAATATGTAGATGATTCAAAAGTTCCAAAGAAAGGACAAACTGGTGTAGTAGATAAAGCCTATATAAGTTATGGAGAAGAAGGTAAAAGAATAGCAAAAATTAGAATAAGAGGAGAAAGAATTCCATCAATAGGTGATAAATTTTGTAGTAGAGCAGGACAGAAAGGCACAATTGGTATTATAATTCCAGAGAGAGATATGCCAACGACTGAAGATGGTATTAGACCAGATATTATAGTAAATCCACATGCAATGCCTTCTAGAATGACTATAGGACATTTAGTTGAAACAATTACTAGTAAAGTAGCTAGTATATATGGGGGATTTGGAGATTGCACTGCATTTGAGCAGAATGGTCCAAAACATGAATTATTTGGGAAAGCCTTGGTTAATGCGGGATTTCATAAAACAGGAAATCAAGTATTATACAATGGAATGACTGGAGAACAATTAGAAACAGAAATTTATTTTGGACCAACATATTACTTACGTTTGAAGCATATGCCAAAGGATAAGATTAATTACAGAGCTAGAGGACCTAGAACTGTATTAACTAGACAAACTGTTCAAGGTAGAGCAAATAATGGAGGTTTAAGAATAGGCGAAATGGACAGAGATGTTATTTTAGCACACGGAATGAGTTCTTTTATGAAAGAATCAATGTTAGTAAGGGGTGATGAATATTATATGGCAGTTTGTAATAATACAGGAACAATAGCTATTTATAATGAAAGTAAAAATTTATTTATTAGTCCAATGATAGATGGTCCTATTAAATTTACTAAAAATATAAATAATGAATTGAATATAGTTAATATGACAAGATATGGTAAAAATTTTAGTATAGTAAGAGTTCCATATGCTTTTAAATTATTAATGCAAGAATTACAGGCAATGAATGTTCAGATGAGAATAATAACAGAAGATAATGTAGATCAACTAACTTCAATGTCAGGAGGCAATGATGTATTAAAATTAACAGGTTTAGAATCATTAAGAGAAGTAAATGAAATAATAAGAAAAAAACAAAATAAAGCAAAAGATATGCCTTTTAGAGGAACAGCAAAAGAAGAAATAACATTAACGGATAAAGATATAATGAAAGATTATGAAGAAGGACAGGCTCCTGGATTAATAAGACATAGACATAAGTTGTCAATAGGAGATATTGTTACTTTTGATAAATCACACGAAAGTTATCCAGATAATGTTAAACATCCAAATAATAATTATTCTGTAATGCAGATAGATGGAGAATATCCAAATAATATTTTAATGATACGTGGAGAAGACGGTGAATCTTTAAATACTATATTAGAAAATATTGAAAGAAAATATTTGGTTTTAGTAAGAAAATGGGAACCTAGTATATTGAATGTAGGAAGTAAGGTTAAGTATTTAGATAGTTATTTATATGCAGTAGAAACGATGGAAAATGGAAAAGAAGAAGTAGAAAAACTTAAGGGAGTGTTTACAGTAATAGATATAAAACCAGATTTAGATAATCCTGAAAGAAAAGAATATGTAATACAAAGAGAAGAAGATAAAGAAAGTAGAATAATAAAAGATAAAGATTTAGATGTTATTGTAGAACAAATAAGAGAAGAGAGTCCTATGTTAGATTTACCATCCCAACAACTAGGTCCTAGAACGCCAGAAGTAGGTCCTAGAACGCCAGAAGTAGGTCCTAGAACGCCAGAAGCTTCTCCATTACAAATTTATAGTAAACCGGGAATGACACCACCTATGGATACAGATAGTCCTCCTTTTGTAGTAGGAGATGTATTAACACCACCTGAGATGGAAGATATAACATCAAAATTACAATATAATTCACCGAATGTTTTAGAAACATCTCCAATGGTATTAGGAGTTCCATCAGTTAACACCAATCCAGAATTACAAGAAGAAGAATTATTAGAAGAAAATGAAGAAGAAAAGGTAAAAACCTATACAATCAAAGAAGAACCAGATACCGACGGATTATCAGTATTATTACCTAAAGAAGAGGATAATAAGGAAGGAGAAGGAGAAGAAGGAGATGATGTAAATGAAGGAGAAATAAAAAAGATATAATAAATATATATTAAATTGAAATAAATATAATATATATTTAATAAATATATATAATGACTACTATTAAACAGAATAGCACTACTATTTCAAAGGTTTATAAATCAAGAAAAATAATACTGAAACAATGCGAAAAAAGGGGATACAAAGTGGAAGATTGGAATAATTTTAGTATAAATGAAATACAGACAATGTATAATAATAAACAGTTGGATATGTTGTTGGAACATAAAGATACAAATAGAAAGTTGTATATAAAGTATAATATATTTTCAAAGTTACGCCCACAAAATGTAAATGATTATATAGAAGATTTTTATAATATAGAAAATATTTTAGATAAAGATGATGAATTTATGATAATTATAAAAAATAAACCAAATGATAGCTTAAAAAATTTATTGAAAACAATTTATAATAATGAAGACATATATTTGAATATATTGAATATGCATGGTTGTTTGTTTAATATTTTAGATCATAAATTTGTTCCAAGTCATAGAGTATTAAGCGATGATGAGAAAGCCAAGGTAATGAAAGAATATAATATAGTAAAAGAAAGTGAATTACCAGAAATATCCAGATTTGATCCTGTAGCCAAAATAATAGGATTAAGACCAAATCAATTATGTGAAATAACAAGATCAAGTTCAACATCAATAACAACAAAATATTATAGATTATGTTATAACAATTAATATATAAATATATTATATATGGTAAATGATATAAATAATTGTAGTTATGTAGATCAAGATAATAATATACAAAAACAAATAAATCAATGGAATGTTGTATTTAATAATATAAAAAATAATTTTGAGAAAACATATCCTAGCGAAGATTCAGATAAAGAAAGAGCACGATGGAATAATTTAGCCAATTGTATTAAAACTAGGATAGTAATGCAAAATGGAGAAATAGAATCATTATCAAATCAAATAATGATGGGGGAAACAATAAGAAATGAATGGAAAAATTCTTTTAATAAAGCTAATAATAATTTAAAAAATAAGATTTCATTAAATAGACATGGTAAGGAGTTAATAAATTTAAAAAACAAAAAAAGAATAGAAAATAACACAGAAATAATTTACTATATTTTAGGATTATTATCAATGTCTTTTTTTATTTACAAAAATTTAGTATAATAAATATCTAAGTAAAGTTTATATGAATATATTAAACGAAATTAATGAAATATTCAAAATAAAAGATAATATGAATCAGGGGAAAATGTTTAATAGAAATAAACAAAAATATGTTTTAAAAGAAGGGTTAAGTGGTTATAAAGGAATAGATGATTTATATAAAACAAAAGATGAGGATTTAAATAGATTAAATATAGAATACAAAGAAAAGATGGAAAAATATTTAAGTAAATATAAATTATTAATAGATTCAATATCAGAGAATGAATCTGGATCAAATTTCAGAGGAGAAATAGTAAATTTCAAAGGAGTTCATTATTTTGTTGACAATAATAATATTAAAAGAAAGATAGTATACGAAAGTCGCGATGAAAGTTGTCCTAATGTAGCGAAAGATATAAATGAATCAGATTTCGAAAAATTAAGACAAGGAATTGATATGAGAAATGGTGAAATATGTAAAACGGGTGGGTATAATGCAAGATATGGTGGTGAAACGGCTTGGATTGATGTAAATGGAAAAAAACATATTTATGCTAATTTTGCGACAAAACATTCAAGTTGTCCAGAAGAAGTTAATGAAGTGACAGAGAGTCAGTGGAAATCATATGATAAGAGTAGTGAACAATGGGAAATAATGGATAGTTGTAATTATTATTTAAGCGAAGGAACAAATAATTTATACAATGAAGTAATGGCATTAAATGAAGATTTAAATAATTTAGTTAAACGTATTTATGATTTAACAGAAGAAAGAAAAGAAGAAGCAAAAAATTTAGATCCAAAAATAACTCAAGAAAAAGATAAGATTAAAATGGAAGTAGATAGTTTAGAAAAACAAAAAAAAGTTCTAGAGAAACATTATAGTGATCTAAATAGTTATAAAAGAAATAAAGTAGAATATGATATGTTGTCTTCATCAAATAGAATGAAGTATATGTTATATGGATTAGGATCAGTATTAGCAATAATGGCAATAATTAGAAGTAATATAAATTAAATAATACTATTTTATATATATATATAAAATGATGTTATCAAGTTTATTTAGTGCAAATGACAATAATAAAGAATTAGGTAATTTAGTGTTACAAGGAAATAAGCTATTAAATCATAGAAAAAAAATGATGAATATCTTAAATAAATCAAAAATGGTAGAAGGTAATACAGGATTTGATCCCAAACATACAAAAATAAATGAAAAATCATCAAAAGAGTTGGAAGAATTAATTTTAATAGAGGATGAATATAATAGAATATTAGGAGAATATACTAGAGCATATGAAAGTTTTTCCAATAAATATTATACAGCGAGGGATGCGGTTAAAAGTTGTATAGCAAAATGTAGAAATGATGAGACATATCCATCATCAATGGAAAATTACAATGAGTTAAGAGGAGCTTGTGTAACTGGTTGTAAATTAAAAGGACCAATTATATCAGAATGCGAGAATAATTGGGGCAAAGATTGCAACGAAATACAAAAGAACATCTGTTTTGATGGTGAAGTTCAAACGGGGGGATTAGGTAAAATTGAAACTGCAGAATACAAAGATGCTAGTGGTAAATCAGCTTTAGAAGGATGTTGTAGTTGTGGAGGTGGTTCTAAAATAGGATCAGAAAAAGTAAGAATTAATAATACAGTAGTAAGAAATTGTGACTATTATCAAGATGAATCATTAAATAGTGCTTGTGCTAATGCTAATTATCAGGCAATTATGAAAGATGGAAATATAGTAGAAGCAAAAAAGTTATATGAAGATTATAATGAATTAATTAAATTAAATAATAAATTAATGGAAGTAGCTAGTAGATTATATAATAAAATAAAGAAATTAAATGAATTAAATTTAAAAATAGAAACGGAGAAGTATAATAGCGATAGCGAATTATTAAACGAATTAAAAATATTTGAAGAAAAATATAAATTAAAAAATGTAAAGTTAGATCCTACTCATAAAGCAAGAATGGAAGATATAATGTTAAGAAAATCATCAAATGAATTTGAATATTATATATTTTTATTTTTAGCTATATCATTGGGAGTATTTGCTTATTATAGATTGCGCCGTTAAATTTAGGGATATAATATAAAATTATGATTTATAATAATATATCACAATAATATATATTATTATGGGTAATGTAAAAAGTATTAATCAAATAGAAAACCTAGAAAATAATACTAATTCAGCAGAAACTCCAGAAGAATTAGAATATAAACAAAAATTAAGCCAAAAGCATAATGATACTATGGAATCGGTTAAAAGATTACAAGAAATAGAAAGGGCTCAATATGCAAGATTATCTGAAGTAAATCAAAATTCTTCTAATGCAGCTTCAGATGAAGAGGAAATAAGAACTCATATACAAAGTTTAAGAAATATGAGAATTGATGTATTAAATGATTTAAAGAATTATTTTATTAGAGAACAATCAAAAGCAGAAGAAAATAGAAAAAATTTAGCAGATCAAAAAACTATAAATTCAGTAGTTCAACAATCAAAAGAAAATTTATTTAAAAAAATAGATGAAGTAAAGCAAGAAAAAATAGATAGTAAACGATTAGCAGAAATAAGCGAATATGAATCAGATAGGTATGAAGAACATACTACAATATTAAAAAATATATTTTTTGGTTTATTGGGGATATTTATAGTAACACAAATATCAAAATTACAAATACTACCATCTATAATTCCATTTTTACTAATAATAGGAATTTGTATAATGGTATTTTATAATATAGCCTACAGAATGCGCTGGAATATAATGAGAGATAATTTAGATTATGATAAATTTGATCAAGGTAATACAAGTAGATTTAACAAAGATATGGATTTAAGTGATAAAGAATTAGGTATAAAATTTCCAAATGTTTTTGGAAATTGTAAATGTGATAAAGAAGGTTTTAGTTACATTAATTAATTTCTAATTAATATACAAATATGTCAGGTTCACCAGATTATATAAGATCACAAAAAATATCGGAAAGAAAAGATGATTTAAACAATTTAATAAGTGATAAAATAACAATAGATTCAAAAATAAAGAGAGCAGAAATGCTTTACTATGAAGCTGGAGGATGCAATGAAGATAAGATAGATAATAATGGGGAAATAAATCAAAAATATTGTAATTTAAGTGGGTATTCTAGATTAGAAGAAGAAAGAAATATGGAAGATGCTAAAACAATAACATCTGAATGGAAAGATAAATTAAATTCGATGTTGAGTGAATATAAAAAATTATTTAATTCAATAAAATCACAAAATATCTATAATGAAAATTTAGATAGTTTATCTATAAGTTATTACGATAGATATAAATCTAATTTAAAAAAATTAGATAAAGAATATAATGAACATAAAATACAACATAGAATGGTATCTTTTTATGATAAGGAAGAAAATTATAATATAGTATCATTTTTAAAAGTGTTATATGGAATATTATTAGCAGTAGTGATAGGTGTAATTTTTTATAAAAGATTATTTCAAAAATGGTATGTATATTTATTATTATTAATATTTATATTAATACCTAATGGTTTATTACAAAGTATAACTAATTTATTATTAAAGAAATTATCAGTAACAAAGATAGATACTATCTATTTTGTTTTATCAATAGTATCATTATTAGTATTGTCAGTTATGTATTTTGTATTAGTAAGATTATAATAAAAAATAATAAAATAAATATTTTTTTAATTTATTATTTACATAATATCATTATCATAATCATCTTCTTCGCTTTCGTAAGAATCATATACAATTTTAAATCCCCTCCATCCTCTTCTAGAATATGGTCCTAAATGTTTATTTAAAGCATCATATAGATCTTGCATAGGTGGCATTTTATCATCAAATTCACTAGTATACCAATTTTTAAATTCATTTTTAATATTGTCTTTAGAAATTTTAGATTTAGGATCAGATTTTTCAATTTTCTCACTAATAAACTTAGCAATATAGTCTTGAGACTGTCTATATTCATTACTAGCTACTAGCACCTTTTCACAGTCTTCTACTTCGCCTTGTGTTTTTTTAGCGAGACTAACTAACATAGAACCGAATATAGGTCCCCAATTTTTAAATTTATCTTTGAGTGTTTTATCTTTTTTAAAGATATAATCCATTCCGATATACTTAGGATCATTAGGATTATCTACAAATTTAGCTTCAAAATCTACTTTTCTAATTCTTCTCCAGGTTCCTTCATCATTAGCTTTGATATCGAATAAATGATTAGTGCAACAAACTAGTTTAAGCTGAGGTATGAATGTAATAGTGTCTCTAAAAAGATGTCTACCTTGTATAGGGTCACCACCTGTAATTTCTTTCATAACACCTTCATTAATTTTATCTCCTTTACTAGGTTCATTCATACAAGCATATCTTAATCCTTTTAATTGAGCAATTTCCGAAGAAGCTTGACCTATAGCAAGTCTTTTAGTAGTTATAAGTGTGCTAGGAACAGTTCCTTTAAGACATCCTAATGCTGCTCCCATTAGATCAACCCACATAGATTTACCATTGCTACCACAACCAGTGTAAATATTGAAAGTTTGATTTCTATTAGTTCCAATGAGAGTAGATGCGGCGTGTTCCCACATATATTTTTTTAGATATTCATTTGGAAATACTTTTTCCATAAAATCTTGTATTTCTTGAACAGTTTCTAATTGCTTTTTATTGAAATTTTCAAGTGGTATATAGTCATAAGTTATATGCTTAGAAACATAATCTTCAGGTTTACCATCTCTAAATTCATTAGTTTTAAAATCAAATATTCCGTTATTAAAACATAATAGATAAGGATTATCGTCTAATTTTTCTTCTAATTTTCTATCCCAAAATAAAGTTTCACATTCTTTCATAATGGCGCTTTTATTAGAATGATTTTTCAGTTTAATAGAAATAGCATTATAAATTTGAGCATCTGCGGTTAGTTTTTTTTGTTCTTCTTCGGTAATATTAGGAGATTCTTTAATTTGAACCATAATACTTCTTTCTTTTCTCATATAAATTCTTGCTATTTGAGAAGATATCAATCTTCTAAGACTTATACCGGAATCATCTTCTTCCCATCGATGTTTTCTAAATGCATACCATCGGTGTTGTTTAAGACTAACGCATCTAAATAGGTCGGAATACAAATGTTGTGCTAATAAAGCAATATCATTATCAGTTCCACCACCGTGTTTAGTATTTTGTATATATTTTTCAGTAGAATTAAAATTAATTCTTTCATACTCGCTTGGATTTTCTTTTTTACACCAGTATCTAATAGAATATGCAGTAAGTTTACTGCCTTCTTGTTTATTATCTACGTCAATTTTTTTCCAAAAGTCAATAACACTGCCTATATTATCAAAACTAAATTTACTTTCGTCTTCACAAAGACTAGAGAATTTAATAAATGCATAAAGTAACATTTTATTAGTATTCTTTAAAGCGAATCCGACTTCAATCCATTTATTATAGTCAGTATAATATTTTTCAGGCAATGCCATAACATAATCATAGGTTTCTTTGATATAAAATTCACTAGGATCCAATGAGTCGTGTAAAGAAGATAGTTGTTGATCTAACTGATCTTGATTACTTATAAAATAAGCCTGTTCTTCAGAGAATATAATTTTATTAGAATTATTAAATGATGCAATATTAGATTTATTAGAAGAAGGCTTATTAAGTTTATTTAATTGTTCTTCGAATTCAGGTTTAAGTTCTATTTTTTCCCATTGTTTTTTGGTGCTAAAAAGTTTTACTTTTTTCTTATCAGAAATATCATCATATTTATAAATAATTTGTTGAGTAGGAAATCCATCATCATCAAAACTAATTTCGAACGTATACTTTAACTCATATTTTTGTCCTCCGGGTTTACGTGATCCATACATCAACCAATTATTTCTTCCACTAGTAATAGCTTCATCTATAATATCATCATTTGAATTTAATAATTCCAAATCTCCAATAACATCATCAATATCATTCAATACATATTTTCGTAAAAGAAGTTGTTTATTATGTTCTAAGTGCAATCCAATAATAATATGCAATCCATCTTTTACAACAGTAGTATTATTTTTATTAATGATTTGTATATCGGGTTTTTCAAATACAAAAATAGGATAAGAATTAGTAACGTTGAATAATTCTGATATTTTTTCTGAATATAATTCAATAAAATCATTAATATGCGTTATTTTAAACTGTCTTTCAGTAGCTTCTGAGTTAAGTCTAAAATCAATATCTATAAGAATAGGTCCACCATTAATTTTATCTTGTGATTCTGTAATATATTCATTTTGTGGATTTTTTCCGAAAACTTTTTTACAATATGCTTTCAAAAAATCATTTTGTATCTTATCACTTATATAATAAGACCCTGGAAATATATTTAATTCTTTATTACCCATACGAGTATGGGTATATTGTTTGTCTTTAGGACATTTATTATCTAAAAGAATCTTTTTAAGATCCATAATCTGATATATACGTCCGATATATTTTTATATCAATTTATTTAATTATTTTTAAAATATTTTTTAATCAATGATAATTTATAAAGCATAAATGCTTTGATTATATAATATAAATAATATATTTAGAGATAATCCTAAATATAATAATATTGATATGGCGGCAATTTCAGAAAAAGCAAAAACCTTAAATTCAAACGAAAAACGTATATTAAAAGATGTAATAAAGATAACTAAGTCACCGTTAACAAGTAATGGTATATATTACAGTCATGATATAGATAATTTATACAAAGGATATTCTATGATAATAGGTCCAAATGATACGATATATAGACATGGATTTTATTTTTTTGAAATAAATTATCCAAAAGACTATCCTTATTCTCCTCCTAAAGTAACATATCATACAAATAATCATAATGTAAGATTTAATCCAAATTTATATAAAAATGGAAAAGTATGTATTTCTATATTAAATACTTGGCACGGGCCTCAATGGACTTCTTGTCAAACTATATCTAGTATTTTATTATCATTAACAACATTATTACATAATAAAGCTTTAACTAATGAACCGGGTATAAAAGAAACGCATAGAGATTTTAAAAATTATAATAAGATAATAGAATATTCAAATTATAGAATAGCGATAAATGAAGTTTTATCTAATAAAATTTGTGGTAATTTTTATTTAAGATTTAAAGATGAAATAAAAGAATACATATCTCTAAACAATGAAAAAATATTAGAAGATGTAAATAGCTTTATAAAAAAAAATAAGAAATTAGATAAAACTAGTATAAAAACAGGAATTTATTCAATTATATGTGAAATAAATTATGAAGAATTAGTGAAAAATATGAAATTAGAAATAAAAAAATTAATAAGTAAGTAAATAAATTGATTTAGAATAAAAACTAATATAATATATTAGTATAAATATGCACTTTTGTAATAAATGTGATAATATGTATTATATAAGATTAAGCGGTGAAAATAATGATGTGTTGACATATTATTGTAGGAATTGTGGTAATGAAAATTCATCATTGTCAGTGAAAGATTCATTATGTGTATCTAAAAGTTTGATAAAAGGTAAGGCAAATTCATACAAACATTTTGTCAATGAATATACAAAATTAGATCCAACATTGCCCAGAATAAATAAATTAACTTGTCCAAATAAAGAATGTATTACAAATAATAAAACATCAGAAGAAGGATCTAAAGTAAAGAATGAAATAATTTATCTTAGATATAATGATACGGATATGAAATATATCTATTTATGTTGTAATTGTGATCATGTCTGGAAAATAGATAATTAATAATATATATTTAAATTGAAAGTAATATAAACTTTTAAATATATATATAATAAATATGGAAACTGTAGCTAATTTTTTTGGACAAATGACTTCACAAGATACATCTAATTTAGAAAATTCAGAACAAGTAAAATATGCAGAATTTGAAAAACTCCTTGAAGGAATAACTGACGATGATAGGAAAGAATTATATGAAAATTATTATAATGCAATGAATGGATTAACAAAAAATGAAATGGATGATTTAGAGAATAAGAGCAATGAAGATATTATTGAAATGATAGGAAATATAGAAAATAATCAATCAACGTCGAATGTAGTATCTGATGCAGGAAGTAATTTAGGATCTGATTCTGATTCTGATTATGAAATGTATGAAGATGATTATAAGAAATTAGAACAAGATGTTAATACTAATATATTGTTGAATTATCATCCTGAAATAGAACAAATATCCAATGAAGAACTATTAACATTATCTACAATAACTAGAGATAAGAATGGAAATATTATAGATCCCCTACATACAACAATACCAATATTAACAAGATATGAAAAAGCGAAAATATTAGGATTGCGTGCAAAACAAATAAATCATGGTTCTAAACCATTTATTAAAGTTCCTAGAGATATGATTAATGGTATTACTATTGCAAATAAAGAGCTAGAAGAGAAAAAGATACCTTTTATAATACGAAGACCATTACCTAATGGAGGTAGTGAATATTGGAATGTTAGTGATTTAGAAGTATTAGAATAATTATCTATTAGGTCGTCTAGTTCCATCTGATAAAAATTTATAAATTCCTTTTTTTGTTAAATTAAGAGAATTAGGGAATAAATTACCTGTAAATCTTGGAGTAGTAGAAGGTTGATTAACTGTCCCACAATTATTAGAAATTTGTCTATATAATTTTCTATTTTCCCTAGTATTATTCCATCTTCCAGATGGAAATGGATTGTTTTCACATACAAAAATAAATCCTTCACTTTTTTTACTTCTTTCTGATATTAACGTTAATCCTTGCCAATTTGCAACTCCTTCAATATAATAATTATAATTAGTAAATTCTATAGCAGTATTATCTGTAAAATTAGGAGATGTGCTGGTTCCTATTAATTGTATATCATCACTGCCTGATTTCTGTCTATAAATATTAAAATAAGAAGATACATTGTATTTTCCCACTAATGGATTAGAAAAATCATAAACATTTTTATTATTTACATTCCATTCAATAAATATTATTTTGCCTCTTGATATAGATATATTAGTTATTGTTGGAGTATGCAATAATATTGCGTTAATTTGAAATGATGTATTGAATTGATTAAAAATAGATATAAAATTATTAGAATAATTAATGTTAGGATTTAATTTAACTGTGAAATCTGATATACCTTCTTTTCCAGATGGAATTAATGATATTGATCCATCGCCCTGATTATTATCAATAGTAATATCCTGTAAAATCGCATTACCAATATCAATAATATCTTGACTAACAATATTAAAAATAAAATAAGTTTGATTAAAGTAAAAATTATTTAGAGTATCTTGTATAAATTCTTGAGAAGTCTGATTAAACTCGGGAGATGATTCATTAAAGTTAGAAGAATCTCTATTTTTAGTATTAGATGCTGTAATATCAGTAATATATATAATAACGTGTTTTGCAGCGTTGTTTACTTTAGAGAAGTTTATTTCTATAAAAGAATTAGGAAATCCTGGATTTTCGGTAGATCTAGTAAAATATGGCTGATCATTGAATATTTCAACATCATCGGAAAAAGAATAACAATAAGGAGAATTTGTTAATTTAATATTTACTTTTTTATTTATTAAAGAAGGATCACTTGTATCAAATTTTATGAAATCTCTAGATAATATATTTAAAGATATATCAGTATTCCATTGTGAAAAGGGGTTATTATTTATATCAAAATTTATTAAGTCTATTACTTTATTTAATGAATTTGTATTTATATTATTGTGATAGTTATTTGCAATTTGATTAACTGTCAATAAATTAAATAATATTCCGTTTGTTGATCCGGAATTATTAAATATTGAATCGTTTTTATTTGTTAAAGAAACATCTTTTTCTGATAATTTATAAAAATCATATATAGATGTATTAACTTCCTCATTAACTTCCTCATCTACTATTATATTATTTCCATTAGGATCAGTGTCCTTCCAATCTATATATTTTTCCAGAAATCTATAGTTGACATAAATATCTAATGATTCTTTAGAATTAAAATTTGATTGTTCTTCAATACCATCATTAATATTCCATATTCCATTGAAGCTAATATCATTGTTACTACTCCAAGATCCTGAATATGGTAAATTTTTGTAAGGTTTTAATAAAATGAATCCAGAACCAGAAATAAAAGAATTTTCTGAAAGCGAAGAAGTAATATCTTTAAGTTGTATTCTTGAAAAATTATGTATTTTATTTTCAATATTATATGAATCCATAAAGTTCCAAGGAGATGTATCATTATATAATTCTGTATTATGTGAATAATTTGTTAGCGATAATTTATATATAAAATTCTTAGATTCAGATGGAACTGTAGTTTGTGTTGTTATTAGTTTCAGATTATCTTGTTCTTCTGTTAATATAGTTCTTCCAAAAAATTCAACTTTTATGGGAATATCTATATTATTATTATTCAATACGTTTACAAATCCTTTATTAAATAATTGATTGCTATTATTTAAAACTTCTAAGGAACAAATATTAATATTTAAATCATTAATAATTAAATCTTTAAATATTGGATCGTTAGAAAAAGTTTCGAACGATATTCTTTGTTGATTATTTAAATTAACCGTATTTATTGAACTTAAAACTCCTTTATTGCTAAATCCAGATGTTAATATACCAGCTTCATTTAAATCAGGAAAAATGAAATTTAATGGTGTAAAATCAAAAATATCATTTGAATTTAAGTTTACAACTATTCGTATAGTATTGCTAATATAAACATTATTAGAATTATCTACTTGAGATGAAAAAACAACAGAAGATAAATCTAAAGGAATTAATGAAAAAGATATATCAATATTAGATAATTTATTAATATTTATATCTGTTAAATTAAATTCTGTTTCACTAGCTCTAATCTGAAATAGATCTAAATTTAAAGTATAAGCTAATGGATTAATAGCAACATTAGGATTATCTAGAGGTATATTAGATATCTGTCCATTTACTGATAAAAATTCTGGATTAAATGTTTTAAAAATTGTATCTACAGAATCAAATAACAATATTAATTCAAGATCTTTTTTACCAAAAATAGTTTTTAAAGATAAACTATTTGTATTAATTTCTCCTGTATTAATAGTTAAAGGTAAATTAGTTATTTCCAGAAAATCAGAATAATTTTCATTACTTTTAATATCAACATTAACATTAGCTAATGGATATAACAGAGGAGTGAAATTAAAATAATTTATATAATTTTTTCTTTCTCCTAATAGTAAATAATTTTTATCTAGATATACCATATTATAAAAATCTACAGAATCATTATTATTTTCATTTATATCAAAAAGTTCACTTAAATTATTTCTACTACAATATATTTTTATTAATAAGTTATTATTAATACTTGTGTTTATAATACCATTTTGAGATGAAAACGAAGTTTTAGTAATATTAAAATCAGGAGATATAGGTTTAAATTTTTCATCTAATGGATTAGCTTCTTTTACTTTTAACATAACTATATTAAAAGTAGTATATCCAGATTTATATGTAATGGGATTATATTGTGCAATAATTTCTTTAATTTGACCATTAGAAATAGCATTTAAATGATTAATGTTCAATTTTATTAGTTTTCTTTCTTGCCACCATTCAATGTTATTTAAATCATTAATTGATAACATTGAGGTTTTTATAATAAAAAAAGATCTGAAATTATTGTTGTCTTTTCTAATTTCAGCATTATAATCGGATGCAGTTGGATTATTAGTATAATCTAATGTTATTGTTAAACATTTTAATGAAATAGAATAATCATCCATATATTATATTTTAATATTTTAAAAAATAATATATTTATTTTTTTTTGGAGTATATTTTATATTTTACTGCATTTGAATATCTTTGAACTTGAGTCAATGTATCTTTAGTTTTGGTAATTACTGGAACCTTACTACAATTATAAAAATTTTCACAAGGATCTACATATATAGTCGGGGGAGGAGGAGGTAGACTATTATCTGGATTAAGTAATATTCCATAGTTATATTTATTAAAAATATTAGTAATTATTTTATCATTGTTATTAGTTTCATATTTTAAATTATTAATTCTATATAACACGGGAACGCTACTTTCACTTATATCTAATGTTCCACTAATATCGCTATAATGAATATTTCCATTTTTTAGTTTCAATTCAACTGACCATCTTCCTATATAAGGTATAGGAAAAGTTGATAAATAATTAGAAGTGAATTCTAAATTTATATTTTCGAATAATACAAAATCATCATATTGAGTTATATCATTGAAATTAGAATTATAAGTTTTTTTAATAGATATGGTATTAATAGAATCAAGTAGATATGAAAATGAAATATCATCTATATCTAAAAATCCATTTTCATTAGTATAAGAATTCGGATTTTGTTTTAATCTATTTATATCACCATTATAATTATTCGGTAAATTATTTGATATATCAGTATGAGACCAAAGATAATAATTTATTGTAATTTCATCTATTGCATCAAAATATATTAATCCATCAGAATAATTCATTATATTGTTAAATAAATCAGATATAGCATTATCGGGTAATGACATTTTTATAGTAGTATTATTTAATATACTTAAAGTTGGTGATTTTGGTTCAAATGATAGATAAAATATATATGAATCTAAATTAAATATATTGAATGAAATATCGTATTCTAATATGTTTGGAGAAACATTATCATGTAGTGTGCTATTTATAATATATGTATAAGAACTCCATATTTGTCCTCCTATTAAAGGTATTTTTATATTTTTTTCAAAAGTAGAGATAGATGGATTATTTCGTAATAATATATCATCTTGATTTAATGGCATAGTAAAATCGAAATCAAAATTAGTATTATCTATATCTAAATTTATTAAAGATTCAGAAACTAGATCGTTAAATGAAGGATCGCTGTATGCTATATTAAGATTACTAGCTAACAATAAATTATTACTTCCATCTGCAGTTAATTCATTATTAATAAATCCAAAAAATCTATATTTTACAGTAGTTTTTAAAGATTCTATAGACCAATCATCGATTAAACTATATTTAAGATTATTTTGTTGATCAATAGGAATACTAAATAGTAAATTTAATGTATTAAAGTTAAAAGAAACGTTGGGACTTTGAGGATAAATGGTTCAGGAGCTATTAAAGTATCAGCTCTAAAAAAGAATAATTTTCCGTATTTTATTTTATTATAATTTTTAAATTTAAAATTATTATTTATTACTTCCCAATCAGAATTTCGTTTATTTATTAAAATACTAGTATTTTCATCTTGAATTTCACTTTCTAATATATTTCTTCCATACTTATCATTAATTGAATAATCTATTTTTGATAAATATGGTATAACATTATTATTTTTTAAAAAGTCAGAAGACAAAGGAAATTCGTTTAAATTTAAATCAGATGCTTTAATGATTTTATACATATCAGTTTTATATAGCTTAAATATAGCTATATCGTTAAGAGTTATTCTATTTTTATTAAAAAACTTAAATCTATTTTTATAATTTTCAATATCTAAATCGTTAATTCCATTATTATTATTTAATGATAAAAACATAAGAGATTCATCTAATGTTGCTCCTTTATTTGTAAAAAAATGATAATCAAATGAATAATTCCAAGTTCCAATTCTAGGTAGTGAACTGCTAATATCGTGACCTAAATAATTAAATTCTTTTTCAGGAATTCCTTCATTTTCAATAACATAAATTAATTTATTATTTATAATTATATAAACATCATATTGATCATTTTCATTATGAATGACTAACCATTTTATGTTATATTCAACTCCATTAATAAAATTAAAGAAATATGAATTAGTATTATTATAATAAATCCAGCCACCATTTAAATTAGTTCCATCTTTAAAAACACCAATAAAAGTTTGTCCTAATATATTTGGATCATATGAAGAATGTGTTCCAACAATAATATTAGAATAAGATAAATCGTTGAAATCAATAGTATTTGGCAAATTTAATTCAAATGAATATGACGGATTATTTATCTTAAATTTATCTAGTGTGAAAGTGGTATGATGATCATTTATATAATATTGACCTATATCATATGAAATAGGAAATGTTACAGGAAGTAAATCATGATTAAATAATTTATTGGATCCGGGAGTTTTATTAATTTGTAATAAGGAATAAAAAAGAAGATTTTTATCCCACTCACCATCTATATTACTTATATCTTTATATTTTTTACTGTTAGTTAAAACTAAAGGTAACTTTGTATATCCTTTTATTATAGTATCATAACTAACATCGTATATATTAGTATTTGGATGATATGGACATTGATCATACCAATGATAATTATAATTATTATTTTGATCAGATTCTCCTCCTATATGTGGAGAAAAGTTAGCGAATATATTAGCGCAGATATCAATAATAGGTATATTAGAAACATTATTCCATACAGTTGATGATATAATAGATCGTATTGTTGGAGATGGCTGAAAAAAGACGCTACTATTATCTTTTACTTGATCAAATATACTAGTTAAAATAGATAAGTTATCATTATCATCAAAATTGGTATTATATCCATTATTATAACCATAAATATCAGAATTATTTTTATTTATAAATAATTCATCATTAAATATAGTAGGTATTTCGCTTATTCTTATATCATTAATACCTTGATAATCATCAGGTAAAGTCCATCCTTCTTCAATTTTGTGTGAAGATTCATTATTAGGTGTAAATAAACTAAATGAAAATGAATAATTAGTTTCAACGTGTTGGTTTCCAGCATAAGAAGTTAATGTATTATTTAAAAGTTCTTTACTTGTTTGAAATAAATCATTTATGGGATTGCTATGTATTAATAATACTTTTTTATTAATATCAATAATTATTTCGCTATTTATATTAGATTTAATGAATCTATTTTTACTAACATCAAAAGAAGTTTTTGAAGGAATGTATGTTCCATTTATTTTTTTATTTAGAATATTGCTAATATCTATAATTCCGCCATTTAAACTTATATCATAAGACCATTCAAAAATATATTTTCCAGCTTTTAAGTTTTTAGAATGAATTTCTTCATTATCAGATAAATTAGTGAAATACTCAGTTATACCGGATATATCATTAATTTGTAATGTATCATATGATAGATCTTTTATAAAATTATCATATTTAATATATGTATTTAAATCATATGGAATATTATAATTTCTTAAATTAAAACTAATATCGCTTATATTTAACTTGTAAAAGCTATATGATATATCGAAAAAGTTATATGATATATCTCTAGTATCAATTAATTCGTTATTATTATAAGTAAACTGTGCTGGATTTAGATGTCCTCCGTTTTTTAAATTTAAAATAGTCGTTTTTAAATCATTATCCTTATCCCATATAGAATCTGTGTAATTAGAATTATATAATATATTAAAAAAAGGTTCACTTAATTCTTTAAAATAATTCTGAGCTTCAGGTCTTCTATTAAAATCAACTTGAGGACCACCAGAAGTTGAAACATTTTTACTAGCATCTTTCCAATGAAATATTGTATCAAAATATATTTCTGATTCTAATTCTTCATTTGTTTTCTTTTTCGGAATTAATCCATAAATATGTATTATAGGTTCTGCATTATTACCATAATTATATTTAATATTATTATATAGATTATTAACTATTTCTGGATTTAAACTAACTTTAAAATTATGATATAATTGATTTCCAGAATCAATTAATGTATTATAACTTATATCTAATTTTTCATTAGGATAAAATATTTTTCCAGATTGAGTATAATCAAATAAATTAGTAGGACTTATACCGGAATTAGATGATATATCAAAAATATTAACATATTCCGGGTTACCTGGATATAACTTAGAATAATTGTATATTGTTGATGTGAAATTCCATCTTATATCTATAGTTGATTGAGATATATCAGATATATCATATATAATATCTTCACTATCGGGTAAAATATTTACTGTTTTATAATATACTTGCCAATTATCTTTTTCAATTAAATGTGCCCATTTTGGAACATTTAATCCGTCATTTCTTTTAGCTCTAAGTAGATGTATCCAATTATTACTTGTTTGTGATGTAATAGCTGGTCCTATTTTTTCATAAGCATAATAATTATCATTATTAATCAATGTATTATTAAATGATGGATCATTAAATGTTTCATTAATATTCTCTTGAATAATATCATCTGTAATTTTTTCTTGTGATATTCCAATAATATCAAAATAATCTAATCTATGATTATCAACTAAAAGAATATTAATTGAATTATCATTAATTGTAATTTTATCATCGCTTAATATATCAATGAATTGTTGATTAGTATTAAGTTCATTTAAAGTAATAGTTTCATTATTTGTATTTATAGCTTCTTGACTTTCTTTATTTATAAATAAATAAAAATTCATATTAATTTTTAATATTTCATTATTTTCATAAAGATGATTAAAAATTTCATTATTTACAGATAAATATTTATTGCCTTTTCTATTATTTTCAGGCTTATATCTTTCAATATATGAGTATAAAAGTATATCTTTATCTTTTTCAGATATATTAATAGTTATACTTTTATTATCATTAAATTGTATTTCTGGTTTGTATTGTGGAGTAATATTTCTAATAACATCAAATGTAGTTAATATATTATCAAATAAATTATAATTTAAATTTTCTATTTGTAAATTAGGTGTAAAAAACGGAAAATTTCCTTCTAGATTGTAATTATTATTATTAATATTATATGTAGCATTGTTAATCTTATAACTCCATAAGAATGAAAATTTTGTATATTTTGGAGATACTATTCTAACTGATTTTTTTATAGGTATCCCATTATTAGTGTTAACTCCCGATATTTTAAATATTTTAATATAATTAGATGATGTATCAGCATTAAATGTGGATATATAGTTATAAGTGTAAAATTTAGTATCTGATATATCATTTAAAGTTTCAATATTATTACTATTTATATTATTAATAACGTTATCTGAATTTACAAATTGAAATTTATTTGGATTCATACTTAAAGTATTTCCATTATACCAAGGGCCATTTATATCTTCCCATATATAAAAATAATAATCGACGTATATATTATTTTGACTTAGATCGCTAAGAGTTTGTTTTATATTACTTATATCATTAGACGGTATACTAAATTCAATAAAATCTAAATCTCCAACATAATCTGAATTAGATGAATTATCATTATAATTTTGATAAGATGTATTATCTTTATAAACTAATTTATTACCTTCTATTAAATTGTCTATTTCAATGTTAAAAAATCTAGCAGTTCCTAATGTATTTCTAGAAACGTCTAATATATTCCCAGAATTAGGAAGAAAATCAAATATACATAATGAAACATCATTAATTAAAAATTTTTGTGCATTTATTAAGGTAATATTATTAAGTATTATGTTAGGAGGCGTATTAATGTCTTTATTTAAAAAAGTAGATAATGGATTTATATTATTGTATTTTATTATTCCATTAGATAAATTATAAAAAAATATACCATTAGACATTTATATATTGTATATAAATAAATATTTAACATTTCCATCTATTACCACAATTTAAACAAGTTACAAATGTAGTCATAGGTTCATCCGCAGAACGAGTTTGCATTTCATAATAAGTGCATTTTCTCTTTTTACATTTATAACATTTAAATTCATCTGTAGCTGCACTTATATCTTCCTTTGTTATATTTGTATCTCTTTTGATTTTTGCATCAATAGATGCTTTCCAAATACTAGGATTCATTTCTTGATGACTTATTTGTTTAAGATCTTTTTTATTAATTTTATCATTTTGTATATCTTTTAAGAATGCAATTCCTTTATTAAGAAGATTAGTATAAATGCTTCGATATCTATTTACATACAATAAAACAAAGTAAGGATTATCCCATTTCTTGACGATTTTATTTTTTGTTGCTTCAGAGATAGCGAAATTAAATATTGATATTTCTAAATTCTTACATTTTGTATCATTTAAATTAAATTTCTTGAAACTATCGCAATTATTTTTTCTAAAAGATGATGGATCTGGAACATTCATTATATTAAATAAATAAATTATAGTATATTTAATATATTTCAATTTATTATTTTATTATTCTTCGTCGCTACTTATATAACTATCTTCACTTAATTCAGAATATTCATCTGAATCCATATAATCATCATCTTCTTCTTCATCTTCTTCTTCTTCATCTTCGTCGTCATCATCTTCTTGTTCATCCTCCTCATCATTATCATTATTGTTTTCATTTTGTTTTTCTTGTTCATCTTCAAGTTGTTCTTCATCCTCAAGTTCTTCTTCATCCTCAAGTTCATCATCTTCGTCATCTTCTAACTCACTAAAATACTCCTCATCATCATCGTCATCATCATCGTCATCTTCAACAACGAATCCGTCTTTTAAATACCCTTCTTTTGTTTTTTGAGAATCAGGTATATCTTCTAATTCATCAGATTCTTCAGAATCATCATCATTTAAATCTATAAATCCTCCAAATAATTTTTCATATACAAT